GTGGCGGTGATGCGGGGGGATTGTTTTTCGAGAAATCGGCGGAATAAAGCCGCTGATTCCGAGGCGGTGGAATAGAGGGTAACGGGTTGTTTTTTCATAAAATCGAGGGAAAAGGTTCGACAACAAGGGGATCGTCGGTGCGACGCACACGGACGACGGCGTTTTTTTTGAAGCAATGGGCGAGGCGGAGCGGCACGCGCATCCTCACGCGGCTGAATCCCCCCACCCCATCGGGAACGGAGAGAGTGAGGAACTGCTTGTTGATCTCATGCCCTAGCAGGCGGGCGGTGATATACTCCGGCACCGGCTGGGCGGGCGGCGTATCCTGAGCCGGAGACGGCTCCAGCGCGGCGTTTTTTTTATTTTTAGTGCTCATGGTAGGGTTAATGAATCCGAAGCGTCCTGCGGGGCATCAGAGACCCCTTTGTCAAAAATTTTCTGCGCACCCAAACCAGTGGGTTGTGATGGGGGGGGTGCAAAATCCGTGACCCCCTCCCCCCCCTCCTGATCGACCGCCACGGCCACGGCTTCGACCGGCTCGACACCGGCGGCCAAGGGCGAAGTGGCGGACAAAGTGGCGACCGCCTTCGACTCCTTATCTGCAAACGAGGATAAAACTTCTGATTTCGCATCAGAGCCAGCCAGGGCGACGGCTTCGGCAGGCAGGGCAGCGGTGCCCTTTTGTTCCGGCGCGTCGGCGCTTGGACCGGTTAGCGGCAGCACCTCAGCCTCCAGGATCGGCAACGAGGCTAGCATCTCCGCTAGTTTATCCTGGCCAACCTCGACCCTCTCGACCCGGGCGGTAGCCTCACCGCTCAAGAGCTGGAGCTTGTCCACCATGACAGCCGCCACGATGGCCGCATCCTTGGCGTTGTTGATCGAAGGCACCAACTCCACAACACGCTCGACGGACAGCCGGGCAGCCGTGCGCACATTGCGCAGCAACTCCTTTTTCTGCTGCTCTATAGAAATTTGTTCCCGATCCTGGACAGCCGCCACCGTGTTCCGGCTCACCCCGAGCGCCCGAGCCATGGCCGACATGCTCAACCCCTCGGCGCTCATCCGGCAGATGGCCCGGTAAACCTCCGGCCTCCGAGCTAGTAGGCGCTCCCCGCTAAACTCTCCCGTGGCTTCCAACTTCTCCGCCCCGATTTCCTCCTCCGAAAAAAGAAAAGGCGCGGCGGCGGAGGCAGCCTCCTCGGCCTGCAATGGGGTCTTTCCCTCTGGGGTATTCACCCCATACGAATTTTTGGCACAAAAAAAAGCCGGATCGGCGGCAGGGTCCGGCATGACTTAGGCGTGGGCAAATAGATTGCGCCGGTTCGCAGGCCGCGCAGGCCGGGCGTGTGCGCTGTCGATCCGGTGCTCGTCCAGCACTCTCTGAACCTCGCTCTCGGGAATCAGCACCCGATCCCCGAGCCGCACATGGCCAAAAGTCCCGTCATGGAGCCGGAGATGCATCCCCGCCCGCGAAATCCCGAGGATCTTCGCCAGCTCCGTCGGGCTGTAATGTTTCTCAATCATCGGGACACCCTCCAGGTCAACCCCGCCAAAAAAAGCGCCGGACTGATTGCCCAGGCAAAATCCCAGGCAAACCCCGCCAAGCGTAAAAAATCCGCCCCGCTCATCGTTCAATCCTCCAATTCGACGGCACCCCGCCAAACCGCAGGCTCCAAGCCTCCCGAGCCTCGCCCGAGGTGAACGCCCAAAAGTATTCGCCCACCCGATGCCGGAAGGCATTCAGCCCCTCCACAAAAAAAAGGCGCCGCCGTTTCATAGTGCCACCTCCTCGATTTGCTTGCTTGGCCGAGCCTCACGGATGCGCCTCACGAGGAGCTGCCGCACGACCGCAGATTTAGGAATCATTTGCTCCCTCGCCATTCGCTCGATGATTTCGGCGACATCGCTCGGGACCGTCGTCTGTATTGGTTTTGCGCTCATTGCGCCTCACGATTTCTCACGAGAAATCCAGAGAGTCAATTAAAAATTTGATATCTCGTGAGAATTATTTTAGCGTCTCCCTGATGAGCGCAAAAAAACCAGACCGCTACGGCAAAGGGATGCGGTCCGTATCGACCACCGTCAGCGAAGAAATCTTCGCCGAAATGGAACGCCTAGCCGGTGAAGGCGGCTTAAAACTCACCGCCTGGGCACGCCACGCCCTCACCGACACCGCCCGAGCCGGATCGGTCTACGGAATAACCGATCTAAAAAAATTACCCAAAAGTGCGCCCATAACTTTAATGGCAGCCGAGGAGCCTGGGAACATCTCCGAGCTGCCCGTGCCTGGATCCTCACCAGCGAAAACCCCCATCCGTTACCAGAAGGGCATCGGGCGCAAATCTGCGAAATAAAATCATGCGCCCAGCCGCCTATTTCCTAGCTCTAGCCCTCACCGGCTGCGCCACCCAGCCCGACCCCCGCGAGACCTACGCGCCCCGCGCCATCATCGCCCAGCCCCCGATGGAAATCACCATCCACACAAGCCCGGCGGGCGGGATCGTCGATTGGAACGGCAATGTCCTCGGCGCGGCCCCCGTCACTCTAAAAATCCGTCCCGACACCACATTTTCAGGCCGTCCCCGCTGGCCCGAGACCGGAGCCCTCACTCACTACTTCCGAGCCCGCTGGCCAAACGGAGCCCGCGCCTTCGAGCTTTTCCAACCCTCCGAAATGCCCCCGCAGCACATCGCCATTGTTTGCCCCGGAGCCGCCAATCCCCTGCTCGATTCCCTCCGCGCCGACGCCCAAAAGCTCACGCAGAAAAAAACCCGATGACCCGCCGAGGCCCATTCCATCAGCCTCCGCGCCTGTCAATAGAAAATTTCAAAAAAAGTTTCAGCAAAAATAAAAATATTCTTGCGCTCATTTTAATTCTCCATAGATTTAATCCCGCAGGCCACAAACGGCCCGCCCGCCGAGGCGGCACCTCGAACCAAACAAACCCGCGCCGGACGGCATCCGGCACAGAAGAAAATGGAAAACCAAACCTATCAAGTCATCACCGACCGCCTCGTTGCCATGCTGGAGTCCGGCACAATCCCCTGGCGCAAACCCTGGGCAGGCGCTTCCGGCTTCCCCAAGAACCTCATCAGCAAAAAAGAGTATTCCGGCATTAATTTCTGGATGCTCCACAGCGCCGACTACGGCAGCCCCTACTGGCTCACCTTTAAGCAAGCCAAAGAACTCGGCGGCACCGTCCGCAAAGGCGAAAAAGGAACACCCGTCATCTTCACAAAAACCCTGCCTCCCAAAGTTGTCGATGTCCCCACCGACAACGGCGGCAGCGAGAAAATGATCGACGGCAAAAAACTCGGCGGGCGAATGCTCAAGTATTACACCGCTTTCAATGTCGAGCAGTGCGACGGCCTCACCCTGCCCGACGACGGCCCACGCCACCATCACGACCCCATCGCCAGCGCCGAAGCCATCCGCGAAGGCTATCAAGGCCCCACCATCGCCCACGGCGGAGCCCGCGCCTGCTACAGCCCAGCCCTTGACCTAGTAAAAATGCCCGAGCCCGAGCGCTTCCAGCACCGGGAGGAATACTACAGTGTTCTCTTCCACGAACTCGCCCACAGCACCGGCCACAAGTCACGCCTCGCCCGCATCACCGAAACCGCCAATTTCGGCAGCGAAAACTACGGCAAGGAGGAACTCGTCGCCGAAATGGCAAGCGCCTACCTCTGCGGCCATGCCGGAATCGAACAAGCCACCCTCGAAAACTCCGCCGCCTATTTGAAAGGCTGGATCGACGCCATCAAAGGCGACACCAAACTCGCCATCAGCGCCGCCAGCGCCGCCACCAAAGCCGCCAACCTCATCCTCAATAAATAAAACCGTTCCCCCCAGAACAACCCAAACACCAACCCGCGCCGGACGGCATCCGGCACCTAAAGAAAATGACAACAACCACACCACATACACCCGGCCCGTGGGCCGTCAACATTTGCAACGAAAACGGCCCTTCTCTGGACTCGTTTTACCTCTCCACAGCCGCCCAGACTTGGGACGGCAACGAGGAGGAGCGGATCGTTTGCCGCTTTCCTACAGGCACAGGTCAATTTTCCGACACGGGACGGGAAAACCTTGCCAACGCCCGCTTGATTGCCGCTGCCCCGCAAATGCTCGAAGCACTCCGCGCCGCCCTTGAAGCCATGGGCGACACCTACGACGCCCGAGACGCCGCAGGCACCGAAGGCGAGCAGCTCCGCGACCAGATCGCCGAAGCCATCGCCGCCGCAACTGGCGAGCCCGCCGACTATTGACACAAACCAAAAAACCAACCAAACCAAGCCAAAAAATGAAAACTTACATACTCGACACCCCGCAAGGTTACGCCACAATTCAATTTACCCAAGCCGCCTGGGACACCACACAATCCCTCGACGACTCCGCTCTCTACACATTTGAAGCCGAATCGTTGGAAGCAGCCATCGAAACCATCGGCGAATCTTTGGGCGGGATTCGTTACCGGCGAGCAGGCAGCCCGACTTTTCAAGACAAAAACCTTAACACCTTCACCGTGCTTGACCTTGCCGAAGAAAAAGCGGCAACGGCAACCAGCGACAGCGAATGACCCCCGACCAACTCACCCGCGCCGCCTCACAACTCGAGGCGGCGCTTGCCCGTCTCGACATCCAGCCCGGCCAAACCACCGAGGCCCAGCTTGCCCAGGACGACGCCGAAACCCTCCCCGCCCTCGTGGACGGCCAGCCGGTAACTACCCCCGAGCCGGAATAAAACAAGGCGGATGGCCGCGAAAATTAAAACCAAACCAACCCACCCCCATAAAAATTCAACCCGCGCCGGACGGCATCCGGCACCGAACCATGAAAGCAACTTCACGAATCACCCTCAGCCCCCATCGCAAACAACCCAGCGGACGCCCGCAAAAATCCAGCCCCCGCACCGCCCCCGCATTCAAGCTCTACAACGCCCTCGCCCTGCTCACCGACTGCGCCCAACGCCTCACCCAAGAGATCGAGAACCCCATTGCCACCAAAATCAACATCGAGTTTCTTGTCATTGCCATCAAAAGGGCCGAGACAATCCTACTCAAATATCCAACCACACGATGAACGACCAACAACTCCACGGAAACACCGGCAAACGCAACGCCGCCCGCGACCCCGACGCCGAGAACATGACGGCCAAAATCCAATTCTTCTGTTGGCCCGAAGAAAAAGCCGCCTGGATCCGCGCCGCCCACCCCGAAAAATTAAGCGCCTGGATCCGCCAGCAACTCAACCAAAACACCCAGCGCCCCGACCGCCCCACCGAAGAAGAACGCCGCCGCATCAAAATGTAAAGTGGCGACCAAAGTGGCCGACAAAACATCTAACCCAAACAAAATCAACAAATGCCCGAGAAACTACGGATCAGAAGGTTGAAGGTTCGAGTCCTTCCGGCTGCACTCCCCTCTTCCCCTCAAAGTGGCGACCATTTCCGGTTTCACTAGGTAAGTTGTCAGAAAATTCCAGCTTTTGACTGTCTAATGCGTTTACCCCATCCATCGAATTTCGGATTGAAGTGGCGACCATAGTGGCGGACAAAAGTGGCGACCCCATGAGAAAACACAACGAGATCACGGTTTATTGGAAAGAGTCACGCAATGGCTGGTATTACCGCGTGCAGATCGACGGCAAGCGGGTCGAGAAGGCCACGGGCGTGAGCTTGAATAACAAAAGCGGCAAGTCGGCGGCGGAGGCGAAGGCCCGCAAGATCGCCGAGGGATTGCGCTCGGGCAACGAGGAGGAGCTGGCGAAGGTCGTCCGGCGTCCAGGCTATGCCACGGCGGGCGAGATTGTGGACCGGTTCAAGCTCCACGGCCCTGGCGGATCGGCGGTGAAGGCGGCGAGCGGCTTTGCCAAGTATGTCGCCGAGGCGAGCGGCAAGGCGGATTGGCGCGGCGTGTCCTCTCATTTGGTGCTCACCGCTCCGGTCTTGAGGAATTGGATCACGGCGCGGATGGCGGCGGGCTGCACCGAGGCGGGCGTGAGGTCGAGTGTGCAGACGGTCAAGCAAGTGGTGGCGCAGCGCCGAATGCACCTCTTCGCGGATTTGACCCTGCCCGACCTCACCGAGTTCTGGAAAGTCTCGGGCGGAAAAGCCCAGGATCAAAGCTATGAGCCCATTCCCCGCGACATCTTGCGGCGGATGGATGCGGCGGCGAGGATTCCCCTGCGGCGGGAAAATCCCCGCGTGTGGGCGATTTACTGGCTGATGCGGCGGGCGGGGTTGCGAAACTCCGAGGTGGCCAAGCTCCGGTGGGATTGGGTGGATTGGCTACCCAACAAGCGCGGCGTGGATTTGGTTCTCATCAAGCGCCCCGACTTTCACAGCAAAAATGGAAAGTATGGCCGAGTGCCTGCGAATCTCCGCCTGCTGCGGTTGATCCAGGCCACGCTTGGCGAGGGCGAGTATGTGATTCCCCGCGCTCACAAGACCGAGGCCGACGACCTGACGCACGATGGCATCAACGAATTTGTGCGGCGCTTCATCCCCGACGGCGCGAAGGGAGCCTATAATTTGCGAAAGGAATACGGCAGCCGGATCGCCCAGCGGGACGGCCTGGAGGTTGCGGCAAAGCTGCTGCGCGACTCGATGGATGTCGTCGAGAAACACTACCACGCCTTGCTGGAACGCCCGAAGCCGCTTTAGCGGGCTTTGTAGAGTTTGCTGTCTTGGACTAGGCCACGGATGGCGGATTGCGCGGCGGCGCGGTTGCCAAACTCCATGTTGGTTTCCACCCCGTCCATGGCTTGCCGGTAGGTGCGATACCATTGGCCGAGTTCGTAGTAGCGCAAAGTTTCGCGGTCGCTGCGGTTCTCGCCTCGGTTTTTGAGGTAGTTGTATTCGGTGCGGAGGCCGTTCACCTGGTCGGGCAGCGAGAGCCGGACCTTGGCCATGTCGCGCTTGTCAGCTTCGTCGGCTTTGGCTTCGCTTTGATAAACGCCTCGGTCGCTGATCTTGATAAAGCGATTCAGAATAGGCGCGGCGCTGAGGGTTGTTTCGGTGAGCGTGTCGGCCTTGGGATCGTAGGTGAAAAAGTTGGTGATGCCGGTTTGCTCCAGCGTCCAGCCGAGCATGGGCTTGGTGGCCTCCCATCCCCCGGCGAGCCATTGGTCGTCGGAGAGGATGTAGCGGTTGCGGAAATCATCACGCGGATTGCGGCCCGCCAGGAAAGTTGTCCAGTTCTGGCCGAGTTCGACGATGGTGTTGGTGCCGGGGACTTGGGAGCTGATGCCTGCGAAAACCTCGCCGAGTTGCGGCGCGGAGGGATCGCCTTTGGCGGAGCGGATGGCTGAGGTGAGCATTTTACTTACGACGCCGTTGATGACGCGCAGCCCTTCATCTTGCGGCAAGCGGGCATAGACGGTCTTGCCGCCGGTCTCTCCGGTGGGGACTTCGCCGAGGGGCAGCACGGCAAAGTTCGTCATGTCCCAAGTAGGCACGCGGGAGTAGAGCTTTTCGAGGTCTTTGCCGAAGAGTCCTTCTTTGGCGAGGGTTTGCAGGACAGCGATAAGGCCGCCACCGGTGAGCGCCCAGGCGAGCCACCATTCCTTGCCGCCCATGTTGCGCTCGGCTCCTCGGAGGTTGCGTTGCAGCGAGTCGTAGGAGCGGAGGAAGATGTTGAGAAACGGCACCAGCGCACCAGCGGCTTGGGCGTGGCGGCCTTTCTTGTAGTAGTTCGGGATGCCGATGTGGTTGCGGATGGTGTTGGCGGCTTGCGGCGCGGGGATGCCGGTATCTTTGACCAGGACTTTGTAGGCGGCGGCTTTGGGTAGGAGTTGCAGGACTTGCCCGGCAAACTCGATGCCTTTGAGTGGGGCCATGAGGGCTCGGACAAAGGCATTTCGGGATTGCTGATCTTGCAGATGATACTTGCGGAGGATGGCGTCGAGGCTGTCGTCGTCGCTCCCCATGCGGCCACCGAAGGCGCTGTGCGGTCCGCCTGTGGCGGCGTTCTCAATCATCTCGCGGAGGAGTTCGGTTTTGCCGATGTCTCCCCTCGCCCATTCCACGGAGGCTCCCCAGGTTTCGGGATCGAGGAGGCGCTGGAGGAAACGGGCGCGGCCTTGGATGCCGCCGGGCATGTTGGTGATGGATCGTTGAAGGTCGCGGGCGGGCGACATGAAAAGCTGGAAGGCCGGGTTGTAGCGGATGATCGCGCCATAGACGAGGCGCTGGAATCCCGTCGAGAGGAGCTTGAGAATGGCGTCGCGCTCGGCGGGGGATTGATCCTCCCACATGCGGGCGTAGCGGTCGGGGAGGTGAACGCCGGTGAGTTGGCCATCATCCTTCCATTGCACCAGGGAGAAGCCGGTTTCTTGTGACTCCTGCGGCACCATGGCTTTGCCGTTGTATTTCATGGGCGCGGGCTTCACCAGCTCCGGCGCGGTCTGGCGGATGGCCTCCACGGCGGCGCGTTTGAATCGGTTGTTCTGCGCGGCGCGGTGGATGCTGATGGATTTAAGCACCGTTTGCTGGAGCGGGTCGGCGATTTCCTTGAAGGTTCCCACCTGCTTGCGGATGGCTGAGGGTAGATACTCCTGCACATATTCCAGCGGGGTGAATGCGGCGTAGTTGTCGCGGTTGGCGCTGATGATTTCCCAGAGGTCGGCAGAGAAAAGCCCGGCGTCGTTCGCATCCTCCATGATGGTGAAAACAACATCGCGGAATCCCGCGACGGCGGATTCGAGGGCGGCGGTTTTCTCAGGGCCGAGGCGCTGCTGGAGAGAGGCGAGCATTTCGGCGGAGGTGCGGGCGGTCTCGCCGCCAGGGTTAGCCATCACGGCGCGGCCTTTCTCCACCGTGAGATCCATTCCCTTAATTTTCTCGGTGACTTCGTAGCGTTCGTTGGCGATGCGGTGATGCTTGAGCCAGACGCCGAAATAATCACGCGGCACGCCTGCCGCATCGAGGCTTTGGTAGAGGCGGCCAATGTCGGCGAGCTTGAGCTGGAGCTTGCTATCGGCCAGCGGGTGCTCCTCGGTGAGCCAGCGGATGCCGTCCTCCTCCGCCTTGGTGATGGTGCCAGCGGCGCGGGCCTTGGCGGCGGACTCGATGAGCGGTTGGTAGCGGTTCCAGTATTGGTCTTTGAGGTTTTCCCACCAGCCGGTGAGGCTGGCGCGGCGCTCGGCAGCGGCGGCCTGCTTGCCAACGAAAACCTCGGCTCCTGCCTTGAAGGATTCCAGGTCGCGGGCGAGGCGCTTATCCAGCACGGCATCGCGGCCCATGAGGATGCGGTTTTGAATCTCGAAGATGCTGGCCTTCACCTGCGGGCGGGCGTCGGCGTAGTTCCAGAAAGCTTTCCAGAACACCGGGGCGCGGGTTTGGAGGTCCGCCGGGGAGTTGAAGAGCACGCTGATGGCATCGGCGTAGAGTTCTTCGGCGCTGTGGCGGTAGTCCACATAGCTGTCCTTGGCGTCGTCGTAGCTGAAGGGCTTCCACCATTCGGATAGGTTGATGAGTTCTTCGCGGATGTTCGGCGAGTAGCCGCCCTGCTTCTCGGAGACAGCGCCAAGGTTCCGAGTGTCCATGGTTTGTTGCACAAGCTCCCGGTAGCGGGCGGTGCGGGCGTCGGGATCGGAAGGATTCTCGCTCTTGGCTTGGGCTTGGAGCTTGCGGCGGTCGGCAGTGGTGAGGGCCGGGCCAGCGCCCGGCGTTATTGGGAAAGTGGTTTTGAGATAGTTGGCCACATTCATGATGTGGCCGCCGAGGTTGCCGAGCTTGATGTTGCGCTCATCCATCCAACTCACGAGGTGGCCGATCTCGTGGGCGAAGGTCATCATGGCGCTGGCTTCGTTTTGGAAGAGGTCGGGGCGGAGGGTGATGATGCCGGAGCCGGGGTTGAATGTGCCGAGGGCTTTGGGCATTCGTTTCAACTTCGGGTCGTTGCCGGTGAGGGAGCGCACCATTTCTACCAGCTCGGGCATTTCCATGACGGGCACCTTGTCCGTGCCGCCGAGGATCAGAGGCATCGTCCAGCCGCTGCCCTTTGTGGAACGCACCACGCCAACGGCATCGGGGAAGTCGGCGAAGACCTGGGCGTCGTTGTAGGTTTCGAGCGCGGGCTTGGGGAGCGTGGCGGTGGTAGGGAGGAGCGGCGCGGGCGGTCCGGCGTCGGCCATGGTCTTGCCGCCTCGGGAGGATTTGGCGGGGGGTCCGGCATCGGCGAAGGCCATGTTGGTTTGGCTCTTCTGCGCCTCGTCGTAGGCGGCTTGCTGGCGCTTGGCTTCGTCGGCTTCGCGTTGGAGCTTGAGGTTGTCGTCCTCCAGCGGGCGGTCGAGGCTGAATGGCATTTCATCCGGGGCGAAGAGATTGCCAGAGAATGGATCGGCCTGCTGGGCGGCGGCGGGCGTGGCGTCGGTCTCAGTGAGAAATGAGAAGCCATCATCCTGTGAGGGGGAGATTTCGGTTTCCTGCACCCACATTTGCGTGCCGTCTTCCACTTTCTGGAGGCCGAACTTTGCGCCGTCTTCCAGGGAAATGGTGAAGGTCTCGGGGTCGATGGCTTTCACATTCAGCCATTCGTCTGCGATCTTCACGCGGTCGCCGATCTTGAGGTCGCTGGTTGTGACTGGTTGCAGATTGGATTTCTTGGTCTTCGAGGGGTCGAGGGCTTGCTTGGCGAAGGCGTTGTATTGCTTCTGGATTTTGTCCTGTTCCGCCTCGGTGGGGTCGCCATCCTTGATCTGGCGGTAGCTATTCACCTCCGCCATGTAGGCGTTGAACAAAGTATCCGGCGAGGGGTCGGGCAATAAACCTAGCTCGTAGAGTTCTTGGGCGCGGACATCGTAGGGTTGGCCTGTCGATTTGTGCGTCTCGGCGAAGTGCCTGCCGGTGCGTTTGATCTCATCCCAAAAATCATTTTCACCTCCGGACTTGCCGCTCTTGCTCGGGCGCATCGGGGTCTCTTGCAGGGCCGCAAGGATCGGAAATGTGCCAGGGTCGTAGGAGATGCGGGGGAAACTGCGTTTGGGCTTGGCGGGCGGCGGATTGGAGGCCCCCTCCCCGGTGATCAGTTCGGGTGAGCCTGTCGGTTCAGGCGCTGTGAGTGTGCTTGCTACGGGAGCAGAGGCCGTTGGGGGAATGTCGTCAACCAGCGTGGCGGTGGTGGGGTCGAAAGGGATGATGTTTGACGGCTCGGCGGCGGGGCCGGGTAAAGCAGGCATTCCCTCGGGACCGGGCAGGGCGTTGCTGCCGCCTTGGAAGGCTGGCGCTGCGCCGCCTCGGTTGAGGAAGGCTTGGCCGGTGTAGGCGGCGGGGCTTCCAGAAAGCGGCACGGCGGCGGCAGGATTCTCGGCGGCGTAAGCCAAAAGCTCGCGCTGGAAGCGGGGGTTGATGATCTCGGTGGTATCGAGGAAACGGAAGCCTGCGGCGTCCACGGTGGCGCGGCGGATGGCTTGGGCATCGATGAGGCGGTCGTCGGCGCGGAGGGTATCCACGGCTTGGCGCATGACTCGGTAGTCCTCGGCCTCTTGGCGGGTGGCGCGTCCGGTTTTGACCTGGGATTCCAGTGTGACCAATTCCTCGGGGGCGTAGGTTTTATTACGAGCCTTCACCCCGAGGCCCGCGCCGAGGCCGCCGAAGATGGCGGAGATGCCGGTGCTGGCGGGGTTGTATTGCGGGCGGGGGGCGAGTTGTTCGCCGGTCTGGCGGAAATGCTCCATCGCCACTTCCTTGCTGATGTCTTGGTGCAGGAGTTTATCGAGGCCGAGGTTGCCGACTTGGATCGTGGCGTCGGTGGCCACGCCAATGCCAGCGCCTGCGCCGAAGGCTCCGGTGACAAACTTGGCGGCGGCGGCGCTGCCCTTCTCGGCTTGGATGAGATTGGCGGCATTTGCCAGGCGGGAGATGGAAACGGGCGTGGGGGCGAGGATCGAGACGAGCTGGCCGCCGGTGTTGTAGCCGGGCTTGAGTTGGTTCGCGGCGTAGAAACTATCGAGCAGGTCGCTTTCCTTGGAGGAGAGTTCGAGTAGCTTGTCGTAGGCGGCTCCGGTGCCGAGCGCGGCGGCGGTGCCTGCGCCAATACCAACGGCGATGGCCCCCGGTCCAGTAAAGCCGGTGGCCGTGGCGACGGCTCCCCCTCCCACGATGGCGGCTCCGGTTTGCATGGCTCCTTTGAGCAGGCCGGAGGCGGCGGCTTTGGCTTCGGGGAAAGCTCCGGCGCGGCGCTCTAGGTCGCGGCGGGCGGCGGTGGCTTTCTCCACCGAGGGGATCACGGTGCGGGTGGCTTCGTCCCATTGATCCATGGTGCCTTTCTGGAGCTGGGTGTAGGAGTCGGAGTCGATCACCCCGGAGGACCATAGATTCTCGACGGCGGAGTTGTAGCGGGCGGGGTCGATGTAGATGCGGCCATCGAGGACTTTCCAAGATTGGCTGCCCTCGGGGAAAATTCCCTCCTCGCGGATGCGTTGATCCTCGCGCATCCCGGCATCGCGGGCGGCATCGAGTTCGGGGTTCGGTGCAGGCAAGGGCGAAGGCGTTGCGGATGGCAAGGCGGGCTCGTCCTCGACAAGAACGGCGGTGGTGGGATCGAACCCCATCGGCTCCTCCTCCACCGGCACGGCGGAGGCGGCATCGAAATCAGCCGGTTCGTCCTCGATAAGGACGGCAGTGGAGGGATCGAAACTCATTCCCAAGCTCCGTTGCCACGGTAGGTTTTCACATTGCCAGCGGCATCGCGGTAGCGTTTGCCTGGTTGGAATTGGTCGGGCGTGGGCATGGGGTTGGGCCGGGGGGTTTGGGAAGGGGCGGCGGAGCGGGTGGACTTTGGGGATGAATAAATTTTAGATTGCTGTGAACTTAAGTTTTTAGCAAAAGCCGTTGCTTCCTCTGTAGATTTAAACACACCAAGATGCTTTCCGGTTTTTCTATAAAGCTGAATAGCTTCCTGCTCGGATAGCATTCGTCCATCATCTGCAACTGTTGGTATCAAAACTTCTCCGTCTGGAGTTCCTATACTTATTGTTTTTACAGTGCTTATAGAACCATCTGCGTTTGCAACAACAGGGCGATTATTTAAATTGATATTCCCTTGTTTAATTGCTGATGAATTTGAAGAAGAGCGGTTCACGGGGCGGATGGCGACTTCGATGCGTTTGTCGAAATCGGATTTTTCGCTTTCCAGTTGCTTGCGGAGGGAAGCCACCTTCGTTCCGCCGAGCCACCCGGCAGGCTCATAGGTGCCGGTCTCGTCGTTGTAGGCCACAGATTCCGCCTCGGTAAAACGAGTGAGATCCGTGAGGCGAGCGCCCACATTTTCGCTCTGGAGCTGGAGGCGTTTGATGTTGTCCTCTTGCGTAGCGGAGAGTTTCGCGGGGCCGCGAACGGCTTCCCCGCTGTTTTCATAATATGCCGGGAAGCTGCGGCCCGTGAGCGGGTCGATCATAACCATGGTGCCATCCTCGGCTTGCTTGATTTCCATCTTCACCGCCTCGGCCTGCTTGGCTTCGGGGATGATTTGGTTATTCACCATGTTGACGGTGCGGCCATCGGGCAGGGCGACGGTCTGGACTTGCGTGGCGCGGGCTCGCTTCACGCTGTCTTGGTAAATGCGGAGGGCGTCGCTGGCGCGAAGGCGACCGCCCGAGGCTTTGGTGGCGCGGATCGCCTCCTTCTCATGCGGGGAGAGGGCATTCCATTGCTCTTGGCTGGTGATGCGAACGCGGGCTCCCTGGGCGAGTCGGGCGGCGGTGGCATCGTAGGGCTCCTCCTCTTGACCCGACACGGCATCGAGGGCTTGGCCCACCGGTTGTTGCTGGGTGGCCGGATCGACGGCGGAGAGGGCTGCGCCCGTCTGCATAAAGCCGTTGGGATCAGGGTCGGCTGCGGGGTTATACACCGGGATCGGCACAACCTGGTCGTTGTCGAGATTGGCCTGCCGGGGAAGCGGCACGGAATTGATGTAAGCGTTTTGTGCTGGGGAGGCCATGGGTTGATTTTACTGAGAGATGTCAACGCCATCCGCCACATCGACGCTAAACATGGGCGAAGACCCACCGCCCCCGCCGAGGCCGAGGGCGGCTTTCTGTTTGGCGAGGTTGAGGGCTTGGGTGTATTGGGCGTTTTGGTTGTAGCGAGTTTGGAGGTTTTCCATGGCGGGCATGAAGGCCATCATGGCTCCGGCCATCTTGTCGGGGTTGGTGCCTGCTTTGCCGAGTTCGCTTTGGAGGGCTTGGCCGAGGGCCATGCCTTCCTCGCCGTATTGGGGGAGGATGGCTTGCATGGCCGAGCCGGTGGCTTGGATGCCTTGGAGCTTGGCGGTGTTGGCTTGGGATTTTGCGATGGCCCCACCGATGCCGCCAGCTATGCTCGTCACTCCGCTGGCGATGCCTTGGGCGAGTGCTTCGTTGCCAGCGGCTTTGATTTCGGCGGATTTGGTTTGGTAACCGGCGAGGATTTGGCCGGAGTTGTCGTTGACGGTGGGGGCGTAGGGCATGGCGTTTTAGGTGGGGAGGTTTTGGGATTGGCGGGCTTCTAGGCAGAGAGCACTGCCGGGCTGGAATGACCGGCAGGCGGACGGACGGTGTTCGTAAATTGCGCAGGCGACTCCTCGGCCCACCTCGCCACGGAGGGCGATGCAGCGTCCGCAGGGGTCGGTCTTGAGCAGGGGGTAGTCGCTTCGGAGGTATTCGGCAGGGATGCCGGTGGCGTCGGAGCGGTCGCGCCGGAGCACGGGCCAGCTCCAACGGTGCGAGCAACATGCGCCACACCGTTGACAGTCGTATTGGGATTCCATGTGGGTTTGAAGCCTTGCTCTGGGATGGAGTTGTCTTCGTAGGGGGCGAGGTGGGCGATGCTATTTACCTCGCTGCGGAGCTTGGGGCACCACACGGGGGCGGAGAGGTGGCGGTTCACGCAGTTCCAGCAGATCGGGTAGTAGTCGGCGTTGTGGGATTTGTCCTGCTTGTGGCCCCACTTGCCGGAGGCGCGGTCGTAGCGGGTGGGGTCCATGGGGACGCCTTCGGCTTCGAGGTAGTCGAAGATGTCGTCGTCGGTCCAATGCCGCATGAGGAAAAGCTGGGTCGGGCTGTCATCCACACGGCGCACATCCTGGGCGAGTGGGACGCCGCCTTTGATGAGATCGACATCGGCGCTTTTCTGCCCGTGGAAAGCGGCATCCCACGGCCAGTTGAAGGAGCCGGTAGGGCGCTGGAGGACATCGGTGAGGCCGCACAGGTAGGGCTCGCCTTCCTTGGGGTGCTCGGTGCCGAGGCTGAGGACGAGGGCGCTGTGGTGGCCCCATTGGTAATACTTGAGGAAATCGAAACGGGGCTGGCCGGTCTCGATGTCGAACCCATCTTGGATGGCGATGCGGCCGGGAGCGTAATCGAAGAGGGTCAAGTCCCACTCGCGGGCGAGGAGGTCGCTGTGGGCGTAGCGATGGCGAAAGCGAGGTTCACGCCACTGCACGCAGGGGAGTCGCACGCCAAGCTTGAAGATGAGGAGGTGCAGCATGGCGGTGCTGTCCTTGCCTCCGCTCCAGAGGACGACGGGGTTGCGAAATTCCCGCAGCCAATACTCGGCACGGGTCAGGGTTTGATCGACGAGGTTTTGCAGGTGCTGGTTCATTAAATAGCGAGAGCGGTCATGCCGAGGACCATGCCGCCTGCGGCCATGCCGGAGCCCATCATGGAGTTTTGGGACGCGCCTGCGGTGGCTCCCGCTTGGAGTTGCGCTCCACGCAGAGCGGCTTGGTTGTTTTGGAAGCTGTTGTAGATCGACGCCTGCATGTTCGTGTTGGTGTTGAAGAGGTCGGAGCCGTAGTTCATGGTCTGGCCGTAGGCTTGGCCGATGAGTCCGGCGCTGGGGGAGATCGTGGCGATGGGCATGTTGCTGCCGAGGGCTCGCTGGTAGGGGTCGAGGGCGACTTGGCTTTGGGCCATGCCTTGCGCGAGGGCGGCGCTGGTCTGGCCGAGTCCCGCCTGCTGGCCGTAGAGGCCGGAGAGCATGGAGGTGCGGGCTTGGTTTTGATCGAAATTCATCCCGGCGACCGAGCCGAGGAAGGCGCGGTTGTATTGCTCTTGCTGCTGGTTGGCGGCTTGGTTCTGGGCCTGGGCCGACATGTCTTGCGAGACATTGTATTGCGCGGCGTTGAGATTCGCGGATTGGTTGGCGAGCGCGGCCTGCTGGGCGAATTGGGCGTTGTTGGTGGCGCGTTGGTCGGCACTGGCGAAGGTCGCGGCGTTGGCCTGTTGCTGGAGATTGGCGTTGGTCTGGCCGAGCTGGAGGGCGGCGGCTTGGTTGGCGAGCCCGGCGCGGAGGAAGGCGTCTTGGTTGGAAAGGCTGGCCTGCTGGCGGTTTTGCATATTCGCCAGCGCCATTTGCTGCTGGTTGCCTGCGTTGTATTGACCTGTTTGAAGGGCGGCTTGTTGATTTTGAAGGGCGGCTTGGAGCCCTCCTTGCTGTCGAAATTCGGCGGCCCGGGCGTTGGCAGATTGGTTGGCAAGCGCGGCGCGGAGGTTGGCGTCTTGATTGGCGAGGGCGGTTTGTTGCTGGCTTTGGGTATTGAGCTGGCCAATGCCAAACGCGGTCTGCTGGTTGGCGAGTTGGGCTTGGAGGTTGCGGGCGGTATTTCCCTCCATGCGGGTGGCGTAGGCTTGGTTGGCGGCTTGGCGGATGCCGGTGCCTTGGTTGAGGGTTTGCTGGGCAAAGGCAAGGCGCTCGTTTTCACGCTGCGAGGTGAAGCGGTCGCGGTTGAGGAGTTCGGCAGCCACGGCGGATTGGCCGAGGCCAAGGCCACGGGCAGCGGCGGCGGCGCGAGCGCTCTGCGTGGCGTCTCGGCTTTGCTCGGCGGAGAGAGAACCCCCGAGAGCAAGGTCGCTGGCGGCGCGGGATTCCAGTTGGCCAAGGAGTCCGCCTCCTCTGGCTTCGTTCATCAGGCTACGCTCGGCGGCGCTGGCGCGGATGTTCCCGACTCCGACTTCGCCGATCTGATCCATTTGCGCGGCCCTCATGCGTTGAGCGCGAACTTGATTGGGGTCGTAGCCTGCCGGTCCCTGCACATCGGCGACTTGTCCCATTTGCGACGCAATACCCTGAGCGGCAAGCACGCGCCGCGCTTGCACATCGGCAACTGGGCCAGCCTGCGCGGCCTCCATGCGACCGATGTCTGCGACTTGCGCCCCTCGGACTTGATCAGCTGCGACTTGACCGGCGCGGATTTGGTCGGGGCGGTAGAGTTGTCCGGCGGCCATGTCGTTGAGCCGGGCCATGGCGGGGTCTTGGCCTTGCGCGGCGTATTGGTCGCGGAGTTGGCCGAGGCCGGTCGAGGCGGCGTTGACTTGGTTTATGCCGTTTTGGGCTTGATCCAGATTGGCGCGGGCGGCGCGGGTGTAGTCGTTGTCGAGCTGGCGGGCGATGTCGCGGGTCGATTCCTGCGCTTGGTCTTGGAAGGCGTCGTTGGTGCGAATCGCGGCGTCGGCTTGCGACTGCGCGTTTTGGGAGGAGTATTGCGAAATAGCCCCCATTTCCTCGGCGAAACTGCGAGGCTGAGGGGAGGGTGGACGATTGCCCCCCATTCCCATGCCCATACTGGACGCGGCACTCATAGCTGGCGCTTGGCTCATGGCGGATGACATTCCACCGGACATAGCTTGGCTCATGCCTCCTCCGCCACCGGACATTCCGCCTCCTCCGCCTGACATTCCTGACATTGCCATAATATTAGTCCTTTCCTAAAAAGTTTTTGGCGTTTTCAGCGCCGTAGTTGAGGGTGATCTCTTCGCCTGGGGCGATGTCGCGCAGGGCGTAGTGCCGCATGAGTTCGTTCACCTGGTCGATCTCATGGCTGGCATTGGGGGTGTCGTGGTGGTTGTAGAGGGGAGCGAGGCCGAAGCCGATGATGCTGGTGGCGTCGTCGAGATAGTAGCTATAGGTCTCGCAGGCGGGGGCTTTGGCGAGTTGCTTCTTGGGCACGCAGGCGTAGGGAGCCTCCTCCAGCACTTCGTGCTTGGCGATGGGAGCCGTGGCGAAGACGCCCCACCGGTGCAAGGGGGAGCGGCGCACAGCGAGCTTGGTCGCGTGGTAGGGCTCGGGGCGGAGCATGGTGGGCGGATTGGTCATATTCCTAATGCCATGAAATTCATCTGACTACATACTGTAGAATCATTGAAATTATATATTCTTAGCGTAATGCTGGATTGCCCTTTTGTTTGGATATAAATATCCGCATCAGTTTTTGCATCGAGTTGGAAAAAATAACAATAATCAATGAAATTAAACGCTGTAGAAAAATTAAAAGTGAAATCTGTTTGGGTTCCAGATACCGTTTTAATAATACTCCCCACACCATACTGGCTTCGTATTCCATAGCTTATATATTGGAACCCACTTGTTCCTCCATTTCCAGAAATGGTTTGCGATGATATCGCTGGCCCCGCTAAAAAACTAATTGTGGCAGTATTACCAGAAATGGCCCGTATTTGAAAACCAAGCGTGGAGACATTGATGCCTCCAAGTGAGGCGTTTGGAACTGATCCTGCGCTTGTTATGTAATAAATAATGCCAATCTGCCCTGTTGAAAAAGCCGTCGTGCTATTCCATGTTCCAGAAGAGCTTCCGGCAGTTACCGAAATTGACTCGCCATTAGCCGCGTTGGTCACTCCAAGCATGCGGCCGTGGTTGAAATTTACCCAGGCTTTGCACAAACCTAAGTTGGACCCGCTCATTTTTGAATCGAGCGCCGTTTGCAAGCCGGTCACATTGGCAATCGTGTGCGTGTGGCTGGAAGCCGCTTTGCCGTCGAGGGCCGTCTGCAACCCCGTCGTGTCTGTAATAGCGTGCTGGTGTATGGACGCTGCTTTTCCAGCCAGGTCAGTGGTGAGATTGGTTACGGCGGATTGGGCCACTTTGTTAGCCGTAGAAATGGTGGCCAGTTTCGTGTCGGCGATGGCGGCATTTGCGGCGATGTCGGTGTTGACAATGTTGGCCACCGAGCCAAGATCGACGAGTTCGTGAAGTTTGTGCGGCGTCACAAGTTCGCCATCAGTGAAAGTTTTGCCTTTGGTGAGAGTTGCCATGGTTAGTTGAGGGTGCGGGTTTCGGTAGGGTCGAAGCCGGAGCGGGTGGCTTCGGCGCTTATCTGGCGCAGGATGGGGCGGCCGGAGGTGGCGCGGAAGCGGAGGTCGAGGCCGGTGGCTTTGCAGCGCAGGGGCGCTTTCAGCGTGTAATCCTCCTCCTCACCGGTGGTGTTCGACAGGGAGGCGACTTGGAAATCAGCGTCGTAGTCAGTCGTCACGGCATCGAGCGTGCAGGCGGAGGCGTCTGGCAGAAGCACGCTGGCCTTGGCTCGGGTGAGGCGTTTTGTGTTAAGGCTTCCCCAGCCGTAGCGGCGGGTAATGAGTTCGGAGGGGATTTCGGTGTAGAGGTCTTGCGCGTTGGCGTATGGCACTTCGTCGCCGTAGTCCAGCTCATCGAGCAGGAAGAGGGTTCCGGCGCGGCTGGCTGCAAAGAGGCGGCGCTGGCTTGAGTAGGTGGCGACCAGTAGCTCGTCAAGGTTGATGGCGTAGGTGTCGCGGGATTCCCATTGCGAGTTGAGGGTGTTCCAAAGGAAGAGCGTGTTGTTTGCCGTGGCGTTTTCGCCGATGGGCACAGCGAGGTAGTAGCGGTTGTTCCACCATTTTCCTACGGCGAGATGAGCGTAGTTGGTGTTGATCTCGTCGAGTTGGTCGGCGATGGGGTCCGAGAGCGGCTGGGTGTTGGCCCTGAGTTTGAGGTCGAGCTGGGTATCGAGGCGGTAAACTCCGGCGTCCGAGAGGAAGAAAACAAACTGACCGGCCGTCTGGATCGAGCGGCGGGCTACGCAGCCGATCTCGTCGGTGAGGAGCGTGAGCTTGGAAACGGCAGAGTCCACCGTGAAGGTGTCGCCCGTCGCATTGCTGGTGTCGGTGAGGTTGGCTAGCCAGATGCTATTGCGCATGAAGACCAGCGCCTGCCCCTCGACCCATGCATGAATTGCCACCAAGTAGTCGTTGCTGCCCTGGTTGGCGCGGAAAGATTGGAAAAACGGGTCGTAGAGGTCGGGGTCGAGAACATCCGAGATGGCCACGGTGTCGCGGCCATCAGGAATCCAGAGTCTGTTTCCGATATAGCTGGCCCAGCCAGTGGAGCGCAGGGTCTTGAAGGTCACGCCCTCGGCAGGCACGCCCGAGGCGGCGCGTTGAAACTCCATCGTCGAGCCATCCCACCACAGCGGGGGCTTTACTCGGCGGACCGCGATACCTGCGGCAACATTTGGCGCTGTGCCAGCGGGCACGGCGATGGTGAAGGAATTGGCCGTAGCTGTGAGGATGTCGAACTCATGCCCTTGGAATGCCGCTTGGCTCCCCTTCTCGATCCGCACGCGCTGGCCAGCAGCGAGGCCGTGAGCGGTGATATAGACGGTAGCCGTAGTGCCAGATACCGCGATGCCGCTGGCGGTGGTGTATTTCAAATCCCAGCCAGGCAGAGTCATGTCGGCCTCGCGCAGGAGGTAGAAACGATTGAATGCCTGTATCGTCGAAACGCTATCTGAGGGGCCGATGATTTCGTCAGGTGGATAGCTGATCTCCTCGATAAGCTCATTCTGCCGGTAGAGAAATGCCGAGGAAGGCCCGCAAAGGACGATGTATTCATTCTCATCGTCGTAGTTCGGCGAGGAGAAAACGCCCGAGGCGAAGATGCCGCCCGAGTAGATCGTGCGCACGCGGGCATTGGCATCCAGCACAAATGGGAGAGTGAGAGGCTGCGTGCCCGCCGCGATCCCATCTCCCAACCGCTTGGCTCCTTTGCGCGTCTGCGCCACGCCTCGGTCGAGGCGCATGTTTTCGCAATACTGGACCATGCCCGGCTGAAGTTGCAGCGGGTTTAAGCGGCTGGCCATGCCGAGGAATCCGGCATCGCCTTCGACTATGGTCTGATCGTCGGGCATCTACCTTCTATTCTGCGGGGGCTTGTCAAGGAGGGCGTTGACTTGAGCACTGGTGACGCCGCCACGGAGGCGCGGCGGGAGGTAGGCGATGATGCGGTGCGCGGGCTTGTCGGGGTGCCGTGCGGCGACGCGCAGGATGGCGGTGGTGAGTTCGTCGGCGGGGCGGGAGGATTTGGGCTCGGCGGAGGATTTGGTTCCGGCGGGGCGTTGTCGGTAGCCGGTCTGGTAGAGGAGTTGGCGGCTGCCGGGTTGCCAGTGTGGGAAGTTCTGCTTCTCGACTTGGCCGTCTCGGATGGCGGCGGCAAGGATTTTGGGGACTTCGGAGATTTCGCAGTCGAGGTCGGAGGCGATTTCGTCGGTGGTGCTCCAACCGGGCGGGAGCGAGTTGGATTTTTTGGCGAGGTGTTTCCAGGTCATAGGTAAATGGGAGAGGTCATGGTTCGTCCGCGCTTCTTATCGAGGAGGAAGTAGGTCTGCGTCGGCGGCTCGAAGGAGGCTTTGATCGAGAGGGCGTAGGCGTTGTAGCCGATGAGGCTGCCGTTGCAGAGCCAAGTGCGCGACTGTTGATACTGGTGCCAGTGTCCGAAGAGGTCGAGGTCGGCGCGGTTCGGCGACTTGTTCCAAGAGGCGATGGCTTTCTCGGTGGGGATGGTCAGACCGCCGATGCCTCCTTGGTATTTTAAACCGTCGCCATGATGGAAGCGGAGGCGGCGGTCGAAGACCGTCATGAAATTGAAGTAGCTGTCGGCGATTTGAAATTCGATTTGCTGGTCCTCGGCGAACCGGCCTTCGAGGATGCGATACAGCAGCCACTCGTAGCTGTGCGCGGCTCCGGTGGCGTGGCGGGGCTTTTGCGTGGTGCGTCCGTGGTTGCCGTAAGAGGTCGGGATGAGGATGCGCTTGAAGTGGGGCTTGAGCGTGGCGAGGCCATCGGCGAGCCGGTCTTGCAGCCAGAGGATGACTTGCGTGGGCGTCTTGGAATTACTCTCGGCCAATTCCTCGTGGATCATGCCGCTCATCAGGTCGCCGCCGAGCCAGAGGATGAGGTCGTCGATCTTGGCCCCGTGGCGCTCGATCTCGGTGAGGCGGGCGATGGTGGCGAAAAATTTCTCGATGCGGCGTTTGGCGATGGGTAGGCTGTATTCGTTGAGGCCATTGACGCTGGCGGATTCGACCGTTTCCTCGACATGCCAGTCCGAGGCGAGCGCCACGGCGACGGCTTCGGCTTTGTCGCTCATCGAAACGGAGAGCGGATGCGGGCGGATGCGGGTCTTGCCGAGCGAGAGCGCGATGCCGAGTTGCTTCTCCAGCGACTCGACGCTGGCTTGGTATTGAGCGAGCTTGGCTTTGAGCGCATCGACTTCGGTCTTGTGCGCTTTGTCCGCTTGTTCGCGGGCGATGGAACTCCATGATGTTTTCATTCTTCGTCCTCCTCGTCTTCGTCTTCGGTTTCGTAAGGCCACAAAATTTCGTCGGCCTCTCGGCACAGGGCGCGGGCGGCGTAGTCGTTGCCGAATTTCAAATCCATGTAGAAAGTCTCGCCCTCCGCTTCCCAACTCACGATGCAGAGGCCGACATCGAAGTGCTCGGCGAGGAGCTGCCGGACTTGGAGCAGCACGGCTTCGCGGTCTTTCGGTGGGGAGGTTTTGGGTTTGCGCAGGCGGCTCATGCGTTGCCCTCCTCGACGAGTAAATAAGGGATGGTTTTCTGATTGGCGCGGTCCATTTCGGAATAGACGAGGGCGACGAACGCGGGCCATTGGGTGGGGTGGATCGTCTGGCAGCCTTCGCTGCTGGTGGTGCGGAAGCCGCCTTTGTGAATGTTGATTGCGATGCCCATGCTGTCGCCTGTGCCGTCGCGGGTCACGGGGAGTTCTTCGGCGGGGTTCGCGGGGCGCAGGGCGGGGTAGCCGCCGCCGGGCTTTGACAGGCCGTGCTTACCCTTGCGGTAGCGATGCACGCCGGGCTTCAGAACGGCGATGCCTTTGCGCTTTATGCTCGGATCGGTGTTGGCGTTGAAGGTGGCGTAGGCGTTGGGGCTGATGAGAAAAATCGCATCGTCATAGATGCCTCGGTCGTTCTTGCCGACCTCGCCCATGCTGTCTCGGTAATACCCGCGAATGCCCACCAGCGCGACCTCATCGGCCACGCGAGCTTTTGTCAGCATGGCTTGCGTTTTCGACTTGGCTTGTTGAGGTCGGCTCGGGGGGAGCATCAGGAGTTTTAGGTTTTAAGTTTTAAGTTTTAAGTCTCCCTCTGTGCTCTCTGTGTCCTCTGTGGTTATTTATCCTTGAGGGCGGGCAGCTCGGGGAGGGTGTAGCTGAAGCGCCCGTAGTCGGTTTCGAGGGAGACGCCGAGGGTGCTGCAGCCGGTGAGGAAGGAGATGCAGAGAAAGATGTAGCCGAGCAGCAGGCCGGTGGCGGCGATCTGGGCGGGCGAGGTCATTTCTTCTCGTCTCGGAATACTTCGATCAAAGCGATGATCGCTGCCACGGCGCTGCCGATGCTTTCCCAATGCTGGGGCGAAAGGCTCAAACCAGCGAGGCCACCGAGGACGGCGAGGCCGCGAAAAGTGGACGGTTGTTTTAGGTGCGAGAGGAATTTGTTCATAGGGGGGAGGGAGGGGTTTTAAGTTTTAAGAATTAAGTTTTAAGGGTCGTGGGGCGGGGACTTCTTGCGAAGGATTGCGTAGAGGGAGGCGAGACCGACCGCGCAGCCGATGAGCAGCGAAACAATTCGGAGCCACGCCTCGATCTCGGGAAGCATCGACACCCCGAGCCCCGTCGCCGTAGCGACGAGGCCGGTGAAGGAGGCGGTGGCTTGGTGCGTGTCCATTGTTAGCTCAGGGCGGCGGCGAGCTGCGCTCCGGTGGTGGCCACGGTCGAGCATTGCGCCAAACGGGTTGTCTCGAGCAGGTCCGTCTTGGCTTTGATGGCCGAGATGTTCGCGCTTGGGATGTCTCCGGTTGCAGCGGGCGAGGCGGGGAGATTGTCTGTCTTTGCTTTTATCGCGGCGAGCTGGGTGCTGTTGCTGTCGATTTCAGCGCGGATTGAAGCGGCGCTTGGGACGGTTGGCGCGTTCGTCAGAGTGTCCACGGTGCCGCCGGTGATGGTGCGGGTGGCGTGGCTCCAGATGTCGCTCGGCGTGACAGATGCTGGTGCGTTGGTGAGCGTGTCCACCGTGCCGCCGGTGATTTCGCGGGAGGCAGCAGACCAGACGGCGCTGGCGATTTCACCCTCGGTGGGCACATCGGGCGCGTTGGTGAGAGTTGTGACCGTGGCAAGCGTGCCGTTGGGCGCGAGCCTGC